CTAATTTAACTTGGCGTTATATTCGCTGGTTTCATAAGCATAGTGGGCGTTGTTTAACTACTACTCAAAGTGTTGCTAGTGAATTAAAATCTCGGGGAATTGACAATGTTGTGACGTGGACACGTGGTGTTGATCGTGAACTATTCAATCCGCAGCCACGCAACTATAAATCACACAAAACATTGCTATGCGTTAGTCGTGTTAGTCGTGAAAAAAATCTAGAAGATTTTTGCAGCCTACAAATACCTGATACTAAAAAGATCTTAGTAGGAGACGGCCCACATCTTAGCTATTTACAGCAACACTATAGTGATGTTGAATTTGTAGGTATGAAAACTGGTAGTGAGTTAGCTAGTTACTACCAACAAGCCGACGTATTTGTATTTCCGTCGCGCTGGGATACCTTTGGCATAGTTATGCTGGAAGCAATTGCTTGTGGCACACCTATAGCAGCCTATCCCTGCAATGGTCCACTAGATGTTGTTGAGTGTGGAGTTAATGGTTACTTAAATGAAAATTTACATCTAGCTGTTCAAGATTGTTTTAGTTTAAATAAAGCGTACATATACCTATCTAGTCGTCGTTGGACCTGGCAAAGTTGCTGGGATATCTTTCACCAAAACTTAGTGGAGCCAACATGACAACACATCTACCCGCTGAAACTATTCGTATAAGTCCCGAAGCTTTAGAAATTGCTAACTGCTATCTTCAACTACAAGATGCTAGAAAAGTTGCTAAAGAGCTTGACCTAGATCAAGCCTTAGTAGTTACTACACTGGCACGTCGTGAAGTACGTGGCTATATAGATCAAGTATTTTTTGATACTGGCTACAACAATAAATTTTTAATGCGACGTGCTATAGACGCACTAATACAGCAAAAGTTTCATGAGCTTGAGGAGTCGGGAGTTGGTAGCTCAAAGGATATTGCAGAACTACTCTCCTTATCACATAAAATGAGCATGGACTTACTAGATCGCGAAATTCAGCTAGAAAAGTTGAAGCAAACTAATACTGGACCTCAAAAGCAGGTTAATGTGCAAATTAATAGTGATGATGGTACCAAGTATGGACAGCTTATACACAAACTTATTAGTGGTGAAGGTGTTTAATGCTAACAGTAAGTCGAGAAGATGTTGATTGCGAACATATTACAGAATTTAATGCGACTAATAGATTTATTAAACTACCTATAGACAACTACTTAAAATTACTTAATCTTTATGATACTATTAACAGGCCACAGATTGCACTAATTAATAGCATCAACAATCCTAAATATCGTTTTATTTGTTGTGCACTTGCACGTAGACTAGGCAAAACCTATATAGCTAATGTAATAGGTCAACTAATTACATTAGTACCTAATAGTAACGTACTAATAGTATCACCTAATTATAATCTTAGTAGTATAAGTTTTGAACTACAGCGTAAGCTAATACGTCACTTTGATCTAGAAGTACAACGCGATAATCTTAAAGATAAGGTTATTGAACTACAAAATGGTTCAACTATTCGTATGGGTTCAATATCAACTATAGATAGTACTGTAGGTCGTAGTTACGACCTTATTATATTTGATGAGGCTGCACTAAGTGATCGTGGTGAAGATGCTTTTAATGTTGCGCTGCGTCCAACACTAGACAAACCTAATAGTAAAGCTATATTTATTAGTACACCTCGCGGCAAAAACAACTGGTTTTCAAAGTTTTATAATCGTGGATTTGATAATAGTTTTGCAGAGTGGTGTAGTATACAAGCTGACTATACCGAAAACCTACGTATGGCTGAGTCTGATGTGGAAGAAGCTCGCAGATCAATGCCTCGCAGTGAGTTTGAGCAGGAGTACTTAGCTAGTTTTACTACCTATCTAGGACAAATCTACGAAAATTTTACCAAAGAATATATTATTGATGCTATACCAGAAAATTTACGTGGTGAAGCAATTGCTGGATGTGATCCAGGCTATCGTGATGCTACAGCTTGGGTTAATATCATCTATGATTATAGTAGTGACAAGTTTATTTGTGTAGAAGATTACCTAGAAGCAGAACGTACTACTAGTACGCATGCTGAGCATTTTAAAATTATGATGGATCGCTGGAAAACAGAAATTGTTTTTATAGATAGTGCAGCTGCTCAGTTTGCTAGTGATCTTGCCTATAACTACGACATAGCAACTACCCGCGCTAAAAAAGATGTACTACCAGGTATTGCCTATGTGCAAACACTAATACAGCAAGGCAAACTATTAGTTTATAAAGACTGTAAACACGTACTAGCAATGTTAGATCAGTATCGCTGGGATAATCGTGAAGGTTTAACTCGTGAACGACCTAAGCATGATGAATATAGTCATATGGCTGATGCCGTACGCTATGCACTGTATAGCTATGTAGTCTAGGTATTATAAATTTAGCTATTGACATCCTACTACCTTTTAGTTTATAATCATAAAAGTAAAATTAATTAAATGGCAATTAATACTAATAAAAGAATACCAGTAAAATGGGTCAGAGATAAAGCTAAGTCAGCTTATGAAAAAAAAGCTAAATGTTATATTTGTGGTTCTACCAGCGAACTAGAGTTACATCATCTACACTCTATTACTTGGTTATTAGAGTCCTGGGCTAACAAAAATAACATAGATATTAGCACTGATGAGGCTATACTAGCGGTTCGCGATAGTTTTATTAGTAGTCACTATACAGAGATTTATGAGCTTGTTTATACGCTGTGTAATCGTCATCATGTACAATTACACGGCATATATGGCAAATCACCTAGTCCTAGTAGTGTATCTAAGCAAAAACGTTGGATAGAACTGCAGTGTGAGAAACATACTAGCGGTGATAGTAATTTTCGTGGTAGTAGCTATACTAGCTATTTCTCACAATTTTTAGGAGAAATAGATGGCACTAGAAAAGATTCGTAGTTGGATTCGTGAAAAACTAAATCCAGCTCAACCATTAATACATCATGACGAAGGCACGCATATAGGTAGCGAAAGTAGAATCGTTACTTATAGAAATGCATTTCGTAACATAGACAGTGTAAATCGTAGCGTTAATATGGTTATTAGCGCAGCTAGTTCACTAGACTATGATATTAAAGATAAAATACATGAAGGTCTAGTAGTAGGTGTTCGGCAAAAAACGCTAGCTAATCTACTTAACTTTAGACCAAATCCTTACCAAACCGCGCAAGATTTTAGGCGAGAACTATTTAAAGACTTACTACTAGAAGGTAATGCATTTATACATTTTGATGGTGTATTTATGTATCACCTACCAGCAGAAAATGTAGAAATATTAAGTGATGCAAAAACTTTTATACGTGGCTATAGATATAATGGCAATGTGTTATTTGAAGAGCGCGAAGTTTTTTACTTTAAGGACATAAATAGTGCCAGTATTTATAGAGGTGCTAGTAGACTCGAAGGCTGTATAGAAAATATAGGTATACTCTACAGCATGCAAGAATTTCAGCAAAAGTTTTTTGATAATGGTACTATATTTGGACTAGTACTTACTAGTGACAATACACTATCACAAGCTGCTAAAGAAAAAACACTACAATACTGGCAACAAAGATATAATACTAAAAGTGGTGGAAAGCGTCCAATTATCCTAGACAGCGGACTAAAGCCTATGCGCCTAAGTGAGCAAAGTTTTAGTGATCTAGACTTTGATCGTGCAATAAAAACACATGGTGAGCGTATTATGACAACTGTAGGTGTTCCACCTATACTACTACAAGGAGGTAATAATGCTAATATTGCCCCTAATTTACGCTTATTTTACCTGGAAACAGTATTGCCTATTGTTAGGCTATATATTTCCGCCGTCGAAAGATATTTTGGATACGACGTGGAAGCAGTAACTAGTAATGTTAGTGCCCTACAGCCAGATATTGGTGAATTAGCAAAATATCATAGCACACTAGTTAATGGTGGCATTATTACACCAAATGAAGCTAGAATAGAATTAAGGTATCCTAAATTAGATGGTGGGGATACTATTAGAATACCTGCTAATATAGCAGGTTCAGCAGCCAATCCATCTCTTGGTGGTAGGCCTAGCGATACAAAGGAGTAATATGAAAAACCTGGAAAAATTACTCTATTTAAGCAGTAAGTTTACCTCTAGTACAGATACTGAAGATAGTATTTATATTGAAGGATATGCTAGCACAGTAGATCGTGATCGTCAAGGTGATGTAATTCCTATGTCTGCATGGACTGAAGGATTAAAAAATTACCTTAAAAATCCAATTATACTAGCCTATCATAATCATCAAATGCCAATTGGCAGAATGATTGATCATAAAGTTACCGATAAGGGTTTGTGGATCAAAGCACAAATTCCTAGTGAAATAGGTGATGTATACAAACTGATTAAAAAGGGTATATTAAGTGCATTTAGTGTAGGTTTTAGAGTACGTGATGCAGAGTATGATCACTCTAATGAATCATTTTTGATCAAGGATCTAGAGCTACATGAAATTAGTGTAGTTTCAATTCCTGCTAATCAAAATACACTATTTAGTTTAGCCAAGGCATTTGATACTGCCGAAGATTTTGAGTTATTTAAACAGCAATTTGCTCCGAAGGCATCAGCTAAACAGCTAGATACCCCAAAATCAGCAAAAAGCACCACAAAAAAGGAATGGGACATGGATCCAAAAGATTTAGAAAAACTACTAGCAGATGCTGCTGCTAAAGCCGCTGAGCAAACTGCTAAAGCTGTAGTAGAACTACAAGCAAAAGCTGCCGAAGAAGCACAGCGCAAAGTAGATGAAGAGCAGGCATTAGAAGCTAAAATTAAAGCAGCAGTTAGTGCAGTATCACCTGTTGTACAAACAGTAGATACAGGTGCTGAGCGTCTCTTAGCAGACGTTGAAAAACGCCTAGAAGAGCAAGCCAATGAGCACAAGAGTGCTATTGAAAATCTACAAACTACTATTCGTGAAAAAGCTCATGAACTAGAAGCATTACAAAAGAGCCGTATGCATTTTACCGATGCAAAAGAAGGCGATGTTAGCTATAGTGACAAAGAAAAAGCTGTTTTACTAAGTAAAGTTCTACGCAAGCCAATTCAAGAAACCAAATTTGGTAAGGCTGTGTTAGAAAAAGCAGCTAGTTTTGGTGGACGTGATCGTTTTACTAGTACTAATGGTGAAGCTTGGGAAATTGAAGTTAGCACTGCTATTCAAAGCGAAATGCGCCGCCAACTAGTTGTAATTGGCACAGTTAATAGCATTGCTATGAATCAAACAGTTATGCGTATTCCTGTAAATCCAGATACTGGTACAAATGCTACTTGGGTAGCTGGCAGCAGTTTCGGGTCGGACTATACTAGTGTTGCTGGTACAGGTGCTAGTAGCGGTACAACTAGAACACATACTATCAAAGAAGTTACACTAACTGCACAAAAATTAGCTACAAAAGAGTATGTATCTTTTGAAGAAGATGAAGATACAATTATTCCCTTACTACCACTAATTCGTGATGCTATGGCACGTCGTATGGCCAAAACACTTGATAAAGCTATGCTATTAGGTGATGGTGGTACAGCTGCTACAGGTCAAATATCTGCTGCTATTAAGGGCCTAGCAAGTTATGATCCCGTTGCTGGTAGCGGCATTACACTAGATATTAGTGCTGCTGATAAATTTACTGTTGCTAAGGCAATGGCTGCTCGTAAAGCACTAGGTGCGTGGGGTCTAAATCCTAGCGAACTAGTTATGTTTGTTAGCACACAAGCTTACTATGAGTTAATGGAAGACAGCAACTTTTTAACAGTTGATAAAGCTGGTCCTGCTGCTACACTACTAACTGGTCAAGTAGGTAGTATAGGTAATACACCAGTACTTGTTAGCGCAAGTTTTGATGGTGTAGTAGATGGAAATGCTGCTGCTGTGGTAGTCAATCCCATGAACTTTTTAGTAGGTACACATCGCGGTATGCGCGTTGATAGCGATGATGAAGTTGTAAATCAACGTAGCGTACTAGTAGCTAGTATGCGTATTGGTATGACACAACTTTCAACAGTTGATGGTCAAGGCGTTGTAACAGTTCGTTACGTACCCTAATTTTTAAGTTTTTAGACAGGATTCGTAAGAGTCCTGTCTCTAAAGACTATTTAGGTAGTTTTTAGAGACAATGTGGAGTTTATATGGCTACAAACTTAATTACTAGAGCAGAATATAAAAATTATCTAGGAATTACTAGTACTAATAAAGATACTGAAATTGATTTATTAATTCCTAAAGTTAGTAGCTTAGTAAAAACTTACTGCCGTAGAAGTTTTATTGACTACTATGATGAAGCATATACTGAATATTTTGAAGGTGGATTTGATAGATTTTATTTAAAAGAAGGTCCAGTACGAGATATACTTGCTGTAAAGAAAAGTATAAATTATGGTCAAACTTATACTACACTAGTAAAGTATACAAGTTGGGTACAAGATGGAGATAGCGTTAGAGTACTAGATAATATTATATTTCAACCACTTATTCGAGGTTATCGTGTAGATTATTTTGGTGGTTTTGAAACAGTACCAGATGATCTTAAATTAGCTGTACTTGATTTGGTAGAATACTATTCAAAGAATAACAGCGCTGTGCACGTAAATCGTGATGTAACTCCTAATACTACACAAATACAATATATAGCTAC